CGCTCAACCACCGCTCCTCTATATTTTTTGTCCTTATGATTCGCCATCAGTAGGCAATGCAGAAACACTCGCATCACATTAATGTCATCATACCACTCCCATTCAAGGAGCGATCTGTGCAGCTTTATCCAGCCGTTCTTCATTCGCCGTCCTCCTCTCTGAAGATCTGGATCATCATTTCCTTTGCTTCGTCGCTTAGAGCCTCATAGAGAGACGCTAGGACGTTGTTTACTGTTTCGTTGTTGTTCATAGTTTTAATTGTTTAATGTTATCAATACAAGCTTCCCACGTTGCCCTGTCTAGCTCCGCACCACTAAACAGCTTTCCCTGTTTAATGCAAGACTTGGCGAAGTTTCCACTTCCCGCAAAAGGTTCCAACACCAGCCCGCCATCTGGACAGTAACAACGAACAAGGGTGTCATACAGCTCCTGTGGCTTGCTTGGTATCTTTCCCGTGTGAGGTTTGTTGTAGTGCAGATGATCTCTGAGCCACACACCTTCATCGCTTTTCTTGAACTTTCGCCCTTCCTCGTGATAACCCTCAAAGACTTTACTAGACCGCTTGAAGTCTTTTGTATTTTCTGCATACTCAACGCCAGTTCTCTCGTTGAAAAATGACCTCTTTTTATCCTTTACGCAATGGAAAATCTTCTGGTGTGAGACAAGAGGCATCCTCTTTGATACCCACGCGCCGCCGTTTGTAAAAGTCCAGACGATTTCCCTTCTAAAATACGCGTCGATCTCGCACCTTAGCTGAAAGTCAAACGGCTGCTTCGTGAAGCACAGTATGTTCCCTGTTGGCTTGAGGATTCTCAGAGAGTCTATAAACAAACCTCTTGCTAGGAAGTTGTTCCAGTCTTGATAATTTGGGTCTAGTATAATCAGATCGACCGAATCATCTTCGATTCCGTGCATTAGCTCGAAGCCGCACTCGTTTGTTATGTGGTTGGTGGCGTTTTGATTGCTCATTGTGGCGTTATTGTTTAGGTTGTTTATTGTTCTGGCTTTACACTGATGGCGTGTAGTGACAAACCCAAGATTTGAAAGCTGTATTGAATCCGCAAAACTCAGCGTCTGGGTTGTGTTTTTTTAACGCGTTTACGTAGTCCCTCGCCTCGGCTTCGTTGAAGACTTTGGTCCCGTATGGGTCTTCCGTTCGACACCCGTTTCCGATGTTGCTTATGGTGTATCTAGTTTTCATTGTCAGTTCGTTGTTATTGTTGTTCATAGTTTTATTTGTCTTTTGTTAAATACATGCCGTAATTGTTAACTTTACCCATCCTCTTTATCCACTTAAACCTCCTTATTTCGTTCCTTTTGAACTTTGAGTAATCAACGCTGTGGTGCCATCTCCCAAACTTCCAGACGACCTTAACGCAGTCTGGATGCTGCTTCTGGAGCGATTCAGCAAATTCTCGTCGGTTGTCTGTGTCTCCGTAGACATCGCCTGTGTTACCGCCTTTCATTCTCATGGTCGTAACCTTGCCTATTAAAAACGCATTAAAAAGGATGGTGCAGTCGCCGTCCTTTAGCACCCTCAATGAGAGGTCTGTATCCTCGTTGAACTTGCCCCTCCACGCATGGTTGATGCTGTTATCGATTAGGATACATGAATAAATTCTTGTGTTTAGGTAAAACGGCGGCACGGCGTCAGATGCTTTACAAAAAGAGTGGTAATTCATGCCGGATAACTTAACGTTTTCATACCTGTCCGTAAAGTCTTCACAGCATCTAAATATAGTGCCGTCCGCCACCTTGTATTTTTCGTTTCTGTTTAGCCTATGGAAGCCCTCAATATTGTCATCCAGAATCCAATGCTTTACGGAGCGAGCTCGCCTTGCGTGATCTAATACAAAGTTCCTTGCCGGTATGCTCCCTTGCCCTAGATTTTTAAATGGTGTGCTTATTATCTGGCAGTGCGGGTAATTTTTTCTGTATTGGTCCACCTCTTGAGGTTCCACGACAAGCGCAAAGTCAACCTTCATTTGCGTGAGTTCTCTAGCGGTCAAGCAACTTTCCGATCTGCCTTTGGTTATTATGTAAATAGGATATTTATTTTTCATTAGTTGTCCATACTGGTTGCTGTGTTTCCCTAAAATGAGACCTGTAAGGATGCCAAGCCGACTTTGTTTTTTTAGTAAGCGGTTGATTTAGCCTCTCAGCCAAATCTTCCAAGTCGTCTTTGCTGTCCACCCTAATAATAATTTTTGCATACGGCTCCATTTTTTCTTGCACAAATTCGGGCATGTCGAACCACTCTTGATCTTGTATTTTCTTTGTGCTGTTTTCAAGCATCATGTCTTCTTTTTCCATTGTTTCGTTATTGTTTAGGTTATTTATTGTTCCGGGATTACACTGATGGCGTGTAGTAACAAACCCAAGATTTAAAAGCTGTATTGAATCCGCAAAACTCAGCGTCTGGATAGTGTTTTTTTAACGCGTTTACGTAGTCCCTCGCCTCGGCTTCGTTGAAGACTTTGGTCCCGTATGGGTCTTCCGTTCGACACCCGTTTCCGATGTTGCTTATGGTGTATCTAGTTTTCATTGTCAGTTCGTTGTTATTGTTGTTCATAGTTTTAATTGTTGCGCCCCCGAAGGGGCTTGGTTGTTAGTTGGTGGCTAAGGCTTGAGTTGCCTCCTTCGCTTCGTGTGCCTCAATTAGCGGTTTCATCTCGGTTTCATGGATGTGGGCTGCGTATGCGGCATCGAGTGCATCCTCAAGCAACTCCACGACCAGGTCGAGGTGGCTAAGATCGGTAATCAAGCCACTGATCATGCTCTGGGCAAAACCCTTGCGAACCAGTGGGTCTTTAATTGATCGATACTCGATTGCATTTTCAGTGGTTGCGATGGATTCGATGTCTGCTTTAGTAATGTTTTTCATAATGTTTGATTTGTTGTTGTCCCTCTCGGTGAACGCATAATGCACACAAAGCTGACAAAGTGTCGATAACTTTCTTTAATAAAAACACAAGCAAGCCCCGAAACCCTTATAAAATAAAGGATCCGAGGCTAAACTTTTTTTGCAGTTTTTTCTACTTTGTCTCAATTCTTAGTATCGTCGCGCATATTTCAGCGGCAGAATGGCAGACATTTATCTGTCCCTGCCACGATAAATGGAGCTTTTTCTGAGCCTCTGTTAGCTTCCGCCGGCTTGCTGTCTTGGCTGGATCCTTGACCTCGATAAGGTAGTTCTTCCCCTGCCAGCCGACTACCAGATCGGGGAATCCTCGCCCAGCTCCGGATGCGTCAAAGATGGTTGCCTCTGGTAGTGCCTCGCGTAGTTCTTCAACCAAGCATTTGTGATTGTCGTCTGTTCGTTTTGCGTATCTTGCCATGTTATTAATTATTGTTAGTTTTTTATTGTTGTTACAGGTCTGACTCGTAAATACAAACCTTGGTTTTTTTTAAGCATTCTTTTTTAGGCTCTTTAAATATTGCTTTTTTTGCGCCTTTTAAATAAAGGCTAGGACCATCCAGCTCGTCCATGACAACCAAACACAAATAGTCGTTTTCTGAATCCGTAGACGTAACCTTGTCTTGTTTTTGGAAAACCCAAGACACAGGGAACCTGTCGTTTTTTAAATGGCTTTTTACGTGTAGTTCCGCCTTGCCGACAACCATATCGGCATCATAGCTTTTTTGGTGTTTATCGTATATCTCAAGGTCTGGCTTTGTCGCTGTTTTCCCGTTTTCGGTTAAGTAGTTGTAAACCATAAACTCCGCCATTTTTCCCGTTCGTATATCGTTCTTTATTTTCTCCGCGTTGTTCTGGTTCCTCCTTGAGTATTCATCTAATGATGATTCAGTCGAGTATTTAGCAAACAGGCTACATCGACACATAGTGTATTCGTCAAGCTCTTTTAGTTTTATTTTTTTCATGTATTGTTAATTCGTTCTTTCTGTCTGTCTCTGTTCGATTTGCTCATGCTCTTACTCATCACGCATCCGTTCCAGATCCGCATCGCTTGTTTAGGTTGCCAATCTGGGAGTGTGTCGAATTGTCCGCATTTGCATTTAATTATTGTGCATCCTGGTTCGTATCTTATATCTGGTCGGGTCTTGCAGTCGAGACACAGGGCGCAGAGTAGCCGCGCCTCTGTGATCTCGTTTGCTAGGCTTTCATGGTTACACATCTGGAGAGCCTGTGTGACCTTCCATTTCCGCCTCCTCGTCATAGACCGAGAACGACGCACGACCTAATAGAGCAGGTTTAGGGAATAATGGCGCCCAGTAGTCAGATTCTGCCGCCTTGATGATACGACCTAGAAGGTGATCGAATATCATTTGACCATCCATAATATCGACCTTGGGTATCTCTGTTACAGCGACCTCATACGGCGCAGATGATTGTTGCCAGATGATTAGAAAGCGGTCTCTCTGGTCGTCTGGGTTTTGCAGGTTGTGCATCTGTAGATAATGTGCAGCTTGTGCATGATATCCAAACTTGCCAATCGTCTTGGCAAATCCTGTAGCTGTGAAGTCTGCGGTCGTCTTTAGATCAGCGAGATAGTCAGTTCCCTCTGGCACAAAGTCAGCGAGAGCTTTTAGTCCTACGGGCTTTTCAGAGTGCGGAGTCATCACGCGGTTAAGCATGACAACCTGCGACGCGCTGCGCTCGATGATTTCGGCGGACGGTTTAAACTTGCTGGTTAATATCTCAGCGGCTTTCCTCGCGTTTGCTAGGTCTTCCGTCTTGATGATAGACACACCGCGCTCTTCTTCTTGTGCTTTCCACTCTCTAGCTTCCTTTGTGCGGTAGCTGTCAAACTCCGACATTGTAAACTGGCTGTCGAAGTCCTCCGGGCTAGTTACAAGGCAGTCGACGAGCGACCCCCATCTCATAGCTCCTGTGCTGTATTGTTTAGGGTGGTATCGCCATCTATAGAGGCTGGACTGGAACAGCTCCCAAACCGCTGACTTTGAAAGCCAGCTGTCTTTACTGAAGATGTCGCCACGGTCTAGTGTGAGAAGGGAGTGATAGTCGCTTGGATTAATTTGATTTTTCATTTTTGTTTATTGTTTGTAGTGTGTTCAATTTCGTTATGTCCAGAGGAATTGGTGATACTTGACTATGATTTGCATGGTTTCAATATCTTTTTTTGATAAGATAGCTTCCAGCCTAGTAACCTCAGCGTAACAATCGCTTTCCTTTTCGGGGATCGGATTCATGCTGTAGTTACCGCCTTCTTTCTTTGTGAACATATCACTAGTAATCTTGCCCGCTGGGTATGCATCATCAATCTTCTGCTTCAACGCTACTCTGCCTTCTTTGATCCAGTTGTAGGCTACCAGCAAATCTTCATCAATCTTCACACGATAATTGACGAAATCTTGATTAACATACCCAAGTTTTAACTCTTCCTCATATGTGTAGCCGAGTTCGTGAGACCAGTCGTTTTTCATTTCGACCTCGACATAATGCTCTAGACACTTGAACAAGATAGTAGGAATAAGCTCCACCTTGTCACAATGCGTATCGGGGATGACATCAGTCAACCACTCCTGTCTTGGCTTAAAGAAGCATTTGATATTATATATAAGATCGCCCCAGAAGTATGTGCTGAATAGTTTTTTCATGCTCTTTTGTATTGTGTTGGTGTGTATTTTACCCTTACGCACGGTCCTAGTCTTCCGCCTAGGTCTGGTCTGCGGTCTTGCTCTAGGCATAGGCTGACGGGCTTGCCGTGCCATCCCTCGCCAATCGTTCCATGCTGGGCGATTAGTCGCTTGATGTTTGCCTTCGCGAGCTTTAGCGGCTTGTCGCTGCCTTTAAAGTAGAGAAGATACGCATTCGCGTCCTTGCTCCCGTTCTCGTATTTCAGAAGCTCGTGAAACTCAACGCGATCAATTGTCACGTCTAGCGTTTCCTTGCCTGTCTTGTCCAGCGCTCCCTGTAGCACGATGCTGTTCAGGAATCGGGCGTCGAGCGCTTTTGTCATGTCCCCTTCAACGGGAACGCCTTTCGGTATTGGTTTTGTGTTCATAGATTTGATTTATTTGAGGCTTGACCAGTTCCACACAGTTAATCCTGCTGCATCTGGTGTTGAAGATTTGATATACTCCCCGACGAAAGCAGGGATAATGTCTACGTGTCGTGTGTATTTAATGCGGGTTGCTCCGTTGGTTGGTGATGCGAACGTTATAGGCGGGTTAATAGGTCCTCCGGCGGTGATGTTCTTGTGTGTTGTTTCCTCGCTCATTTCAGTAGTGATGATTTGATTTTGTCGGCGGCTATCTTGTTCATCTTCGCATATCTGCGATCTTCCATAATGTCGCAAACTTTGCTCCATACGTATATAGTGAGAAAGACGGAGCAGATGTAGAGCACAAGGGCACAGTATAGGTGGATAATTGTCATGGTTTTGTTGTTGTTGGTGGTTTAGAGTCCTGTTTTTCTTTTGTTCGTTTCTGTGTCAATCGTGATCCATTCTGAGCCGTTGTTAGCTGATGCTGTAACAATATATGCATCTTTTACTGTATATATAGCCTCGCTCGTTTCTCCAGCGTCAACGGTGTAGGTTGTCGTCCTGTAGCCTCGACTGGTAACTTTTACCTTTACAGCTGAGTTGCCCGCTACGGTCTTGATTCTGATCTTCTTATAGCCGCCCTTCTTGGATCCAGCCAGGCGAACGGTAAGAACCTTACGAGGCTTAATCCAGCTGGTAATGAATCGCTGATCTTCCTCGACTAGTCTTGATGTCTTGACCCATACAGACTTGCCTGTCTTCTTGAGTCTGAGCTTTGCGCCGTCTGTGGTCTTGTCAACCATGGCAGCCTGTATCGAGCGACCTGTCTTAGCATCAAACCAGAGACGATACTCTGACGCTGTGGTTGTGGTGATAGTGATTAGTAGTAGTAATAGTATTTTCATTGTTGGTGGTGGTTGGTGGTTTGTTACTTGGTTGATATATATAGAGTAATCAGATTAGTCAAGACGAAAAATGTAATACATGAAATTACAAGTGTTCGTGATTTGTCGGTGGTCCGAGAGTCGATTAGCTTATTGACCCTGTAGCGTCTCCTAAACTCTCTCATTTCGCGCCCCCTTCCCAGCTGATGCCCTTGTATGATTGAACCCAGTCGCGCGTCATGTTGGCTACAATGAGCCGCACGTCCTCGATGCGTGGGTGAATGCCTCGTCCTGCCTCGATGGCTGTCTCGATAGCCTCCTCTAGGCTGTCATGGCGCTTCCAGCAAGTCCACTTTGTGGAGCGTAACCGCCCTGTGTCGGTCTCGTTGTATTCTCTGGCGGTCTTGAATACCTCAGATGATATTTCACCGAGTCTTTCGTTTACGCCTACTTCCCAAAGAACTAGACGGTCTTTTTTTATGTGTGCTGCCATCTCATACCATTCGATATGGTCGTCGTGTTCGATCTCGTCGTAGTTTGCCCAGCATCGGTCTGATGCTTTTTCTAGCGCGTCAAATGCTGCGCTCATTGCTTCTTGTTCGTGGTTGTTCATAGTGTTGATTATGTTGGTGTTTAGTCGTTTTCTGGTGTTGCGCAGTGGTAGTCGTTGCCCGTCTGGGCTTGGACCTCAAGGTTGATGCCGTAGCAGTCAAGGATATTCTTGATGACGTCGAAGCATTCAAGATCCGGCGCCAGGTCGGATATGTATGTGATGTCTTGGAACCCGTCAAGGCTAATAATGTTATGCCCTGCTTGGTGGCTGGCTGTAATGGTAATGGTTTTTTTCATTGGTTTTTAGTGTTGGTGGTTTAGTGAATGATTACTCCGTGGTAGTGAGTCCCGTCTTGCCCTTGAATGTCTGCCTCGATTCCGTGTTTCTCCATTGCGTTCTCCAGCGTGCAAAACGATTCCAGCACGGGCGCGGTTTGTGAGGGATAGGATATAGTCCGAACCTCTAGCGGTTGATCATCGCCGTCGTATGCTTGGATTGATAGGGTGTTTTCCCCGTCATTGTGTGATGCTCGGACAGAGAAAGATGCGTCTTGTTTTTGGTATAGTTTCATTGTTTTTAGTGTTTCGGCTTGGGCTTATTCCCTCGCGCTGAGAAGATAATGCACACAAACGCTCAAAAGCGTCAACACTTTCTGACACTTTTTTTCACTTTTTTTTCAAACCCTTGTAAAATAAGGGATTGCGGGCGGTTAACTTAGCCCGCCTTGGAGTATAACACTCGAAATAGTGGTCAATATTAGACCTACAACCAACCACATGAGCCGAATGATATTGCGATTTGTTCGCGTGTTTTCTCTTACTTGAGGGACAATCTTGTCGTGTGACATTCGTATTGCTTTCACCTCTTTAACTGTCTGATGTATCTGCACCATCAATGATTTATCTGGTTCACCAATAGCCCCGAAAAGGACATCGTGTGCTCTCTCAATCTTCTTTTCCATGTCTGTTGTCATTTTAGCCACCCCATTAAATCCCGTTCAATTTTTCTAGTCTTTCGACTCTTTGTTCTATTGTCAAATCTTGTGAATTTTTGCTGTTCGTGTAATTAGATACAAGATCTAAAAACCAATCTTTATCTACCAACTTACCCGGGCACGTCTTGCTCGTCTGCGGGTCGTTTCGGTGAAATTTTATAGATGCGCTTGACGGCTCAAGTCCTCGCTTTTGGAGTATGATTGCCGTTGCTTGTGCTGTAGTATGCCAGCACTCCAAGCCTCGCCCGCTTTTCGGGTCTTCGTTGTCGTAGTCTCCTAGTGTCTCAATGCCTATCGAGTTGCGGTTAAATGACCGCGCATGCACTCCAGGTTTCCAGAGTGAAGACATGCCGAAGATCTGATCCTCGTCTGTGAAAAGGTGCGGACCGCTACGCCATCCAAGCCCGTTCTTGTAGTAATCTGCAATGTTCCTCATATGCTGGATCGTCCAGCCCTTAGGTCTCTGCGCTAGGTTAGGTGATGCCGTATGATGCACAGTAACCGAGCTAATCCAGTTTAGATTAACCGTCTCTATGTATTCCTTGAACGCCTCAGCGTCAAACACACGACCAACTATCTCGAATCCCATAATCCGTAAAAGTTATATTAGCTGGCGGCGCTATGAAGGACCACCACGCCCCGCGAACCGTTGCCGGTAACGCACGCCGCCAGCTAGATTTTTATTTTTGAGCCTCGATGAGTGGGAGGAAGATATGCCCGCCGTCTGGTGTGGCTGTGATGCCATCATCAGAAATGCGGATATTCCAACCTGTGCCGCATGATGCGAGCAGTAACGATGCTGTTGTTATGATAATGAATTTCATGGTGTGTTATGGTTTGAATGAGTTGTTTCTCTTGCCGTCGTCTAATACGTCTCCGATGACGACTACCACCTCTTTAAGACCAAGCAGAGCCACGAGGACTGTGCCTGCGATAGTCTGCCAGTTTTCGGGTAGTGCGTCAAGATTAATGGTTGCGCTAATTGTTGACACAATAGCGACAGTGCCAACTAAGGCACGTAGTATGTTTGTTTTGTTCATTTGTTTTGTTGTTGTTTAGATTTCTGATTCGTCTGCTTCTGGAAGGTCGCTAGGGTAGACAAGGCTTGCCGTTACTCCGGCAAGTTCACTGATGGTCAAATCGTTGCCCGTATGAGCGTTTGTGCCTACGAATAGCCTGCCGTCTCTGGTCATGATTTCATGGTTGTCAAGCGTCCACTCGTTCCATGTTGTCTGAGTCGTAACGCCGTCGTCGTCTGTTGATGTTGCTCCTGGTAATGATGCGTCAACGTAATCGTCCGCGTTGCTGATCTCAATGAACAGCGGCAAGCTCACACTCTCGCCGTCTTGGTCGAGCAATGCGTCAATTCCCTGCGCCATCTGCAAGCTAATGAATGCCGCGTCTGGTCGATAGGTGCGGAAGTCACCCTCGATCTTAGGCTTGACGAAAAACTCAGCCTCAAGAGTTAGCGCCTGTATCGGCTCGCTGTATAAAGCCGCCGAGCTGATTAGTCGGTGGCGATGAAGTTTTATTATTGCGTTCATTGTGTGTAATTTTGTGCAACCGCTTCATCATTTCCTGTTAAGTCATCTTGGAAGGTAATCAGCCGGTCGTTCTCGGTCGATGATTTAAGCCGCATAAATGCCGCGTCATTGGTTGCAAAGTCTGCACCAAATTCGATTGCATCAAGGTCTGAATTGTTGTTCGTTGCTGGTGATGGGTTGCCCCCTTCTGCGATGTTGTATGCGTCAAGCTCAGTCTCTGCGCCGTTGTAGCCGTCTGTAATCGCTGGGTTTTCGCTGGTCAGCGTGTATCCTGCTGGCACGGTTGGCGATGATATAGCCGCGCCGCTGATGTATGGCACGCGAAGTTTATTGCCTCCGTTCTCGTATAAGCTAAACCCGTTGTTGTTATTCAGAGCGTTAGCCTCGCCGTCTATCCTGCCAGCCCAAAAGCCCGCGCCCTCCGTGCCTGTGGATGCGTTGTTGATCGTGCCGTGGTTGCCGTTTCCGCTGATGTCGTAAACGGTGTCTCCTGCGCCCTCTGCGAGTGGGTATTGCGTGCCGTCTGATAAGATCAAGTTGCTACATGTTCCCGATGTAAAGTCTATTCTGCCCGCGCTAATTGAAGGCGTAGATGTTCCTTCGCTGCTCGTTACGGTCTCCGAGCCTGTTAAGTGAGCCGCTGATATATAATCATCAACACCATCAAAGCTCGCCGCGTAGCTGTTTCGATACTCTGGTCTGCGCGGGTAGACACTGCCGCTGTATTGTAGTGGGTTGCCGTCTATGTCTTTTGTCGGGTCGCTTTCGTCGCGTGGTTTCAGCACTCCGCTGTCATCCGTGTAGCCCTCCAGATTGAGCTTGTCAGCCTCTGGTGGCAACGTGTTATCAACTACAAATGCCGCGCCGTTTTGCAGTGTGCCGTCGTTGCCGTTTCCGCTGGAGTCGTAAGCGGTCGTGCCGCTGGCGTGGTTTAGGTTCTGTTGAATCACCACTGTTCCGTCCGCTAATGATATTTTAAGCCCACATATTTTGCCATCAAAGTGATTGGACTCTCTCACCCCTGAGTCTTTCGCTCTAATGCCGATAGACAGACTCGCGTTGCTTGCACCTACTGACCTATCTCCTGTTGCCGTTGTAAGTGTCCCACTCCCGTCAGATACCCCATCCAGGAAAAACTCATAATCATCGCCTGAGATGACCACTTTTATGTGATACCATGTCGATAAGGATAAACTCGTTGAGCCGAAAACAGCTTGCCTCCCTGTCACGTAATCATCGGTAACACCAAGACCCACCTTCCCTGACCCGATGCCGAAGGAAAACGGAATGCCCGTACCCGCCGCTACCCCTATTTGCCGCAGTTCGCAGACTGTCTCGGACATAGTCCAACCAGCAGGTGCGCCCCCTGCGGAGTCTCGCCATATCCAAGCCTCAATGATGATGTCGTCTGAAAGTGCCTGAAAAGTAGCCGGGACAATCTCATTGTCAAAAATTTCTATAAAGTCATTCGTGCCATCAAACTCACAAACCTGCCCTTGTTGGACTGGTCGCGCTGATGCTGGAGCATTGCTTGAGACAACAGGTTGCTCCAGCCCGAACAGGTCAAACGCTTTGGCTTGCTCCTCCGCGTCCGTGAACGTCTGGCAGACCAGATCTTCACCGAGGTAAATCTTCTTTTTGCTGTCTGACATTAGTCTGTGATGATGTAAAGTGTTGATGCTCCCGGTGTGATTGCATCGTATTCTGCTTGCGTGAGTGATATTAGGTTGGTCACTTGATCCGCGCCTGTTACTCCTGCCGTGTCACTGATAACGCTCTTATCAAGTCTGGTCTTGTCACCGTCAACGAATGCACCTTCTGCAAGGATGCCTTGCTTATCGTCTAGTGCTGTCTGTGTTGCAGTCGATACTGGTTTGTCTGCGTCTGCCGTGTTGTCTACTGAGTCCAGACCAATTTGTGTAGCCGTTACGCTGTGCGGGTTGCTTGTGTTGCCCGTGTGTGAAGTTAAATCTGCATCATCTGCCTTGTCGTCAAGCGCTGTCTGTGTAGCTGTCGAGATTGGCTTATTAGCATCGCTTGTGTTGTCTACGTTGCCAAGTCCAACCTGCGCCGCTGTGACGCTGTGAGGGTTGCTTGTGTTGCTCGTGTGTGAAGTTAAGTCGGAATCGTCTGCTTTGTCATCAAGTGCGGTTTGTGTAGCTGTCGAGATTGGCTTGTCTGCGTCTGCTGTATTGTCTACCGAGCCTAGACCAATTTGGGTAGCCGTTACGCTGTGCGGATTGCTTGTGTTGCTCGTGTGTGATGTGTTCGCCGCAATTGCTGCACGCTCTGCCGCGGTTAAGACCTTAGAGTCCGCACCTTCGACCATGTTGTCCATGGCGAAAGCGTCTCCCTCTACGCTCGTAGGATCGTATGTTGCCGCGAGCATGTCGCCCGCGCCACCACCGCCGCCACCAGTAGTAACGTTGAAGGTTCTGCTGTATCCTTGTTGCGTGATTGTGTAGTCTCTAGCCATTAGTCTGTGATCTGTGGTAGTATCTGCCAAGTTCCGCAAAATTCTGTCTTCACGTTGCCCGCCGCGTCAGTAGTCTCGATATCGTAGGTGTAAAAACCAGCAGACAGCGATGCCGTCTGAGCCGCTGTGATTGTGTCAATGGTGAAATCCCATGCGCCAGCCGTTCCGTCTGTGATTGTAATACCCGATGCGTCAGAGTCTAGCTCTAAAGATGCTGTGGCTACCCCGCTTGCTTTAATCTTTACACGCACACGGGCGCAATCAACCTCCGACGAGGTTTCTTGTATGCGGATTGATGGGAATGTGTCGCCCTTAGTAACGGGCGTCCAGTCCCATTCTAGCGGTGTTAAATCGAGTTCCATTTTATGAAGTTGCCCCAGTTGCGATGATTGTAACCTTTTGGCTGGATGCGTCGTTAAAGGTGAAGGTGATGGTATCGCCAGCCAGCGTCTTCCCGTCTGGAATTGTTATGACTGCAATTGTCCCGTTGATTGATGCTGTGACGTCTGGCAATGATACATCCGCGCAGGACATAGCAACAACACCAGAGGCGACCTCGTTAAATACAACGTGCAACGCTGAAACTTTAGCCATAGTTCCGAGTGTTTCGCCCTCAAAATCCTTCCCGTCTCCGTCTGCAATTGACGGCGTTCCTGTGGTCTGGGCAATGATGCCGGTTGTAAGGTCAAGAGTGGCAACGTCTGTAGCTCCTGTGCTTGTAATGCTTGAGCTAAAAAACACGTCAGCGCCAAGAAGCGCTGCCTGTTCTTGTGTCTTGCCTAATGTAACCGAGCCGGAAACATTGGTCGACGTGGTAGCACCAGATGCCGTGAGACCAAGAATGGCAGTTGCGTTTGAGATGTTGCCCATGTTTTCTATGTTGCTTGTATGTGTCCGAATGTCAACTTTTCGCTCGTTGCTTCAAGCTGTTTCTAGTGTAAACGAAATTTCCCTATCTCCCACCATTGCAAATTCAACTTTCATCCCACAAGCCCCCGGCGGGAATTGGTCGCCGACGCTTAAATCGTTTGAATCTAGCGTGTAAGATGTTTCGGTTAATTCCTCGTTCCAGATAGCTTCTACGTCATTAATGTAAACTGCGACCAATGAAAACGGGTCTATTTCGTCGCCTATTGTAATGCTTATTTTGTCATAACAGCAAATAGTGAAATACAAACTGCCAACAAAATAATCACCATCACTGACAACCCACGTTGTCACGGTGTTACCCGCGCCATCAGTGCTGATTGTTTCCGTGTATGAGCCTTGGGTGATGTCTGCCTCGGTCGGAGTCCTGCCACCCAATGATGCAAGGCAACAGTGTTTGCCCGTTGTCAAGATCTTGTCTTTTGGTGAGATTAGATGAGCCATTACATTTTAATTATGTTCCAAGTTGTCGGGCTTCCACTAACGCACACGTCAATCTCCTCTATGTCCTTATTAACCCACACAGGAGCAGCGCCGCTGTGCGTTAGGATGTTCACTGTATCAGCGCCAGGAGCGGCAGGAGAAGCTAAGACCACCCAAGCCACGCCGTTATGGTAGAGCATGTCGCCAGCCGATCCCGTAGGGAGACCATCGCCGCCCGCGTCTGGTATTTCAACCTTTCCTGAAAACTCTATAACGTCTCCGTTTTTCTCTGGCTTAACATATACATCATAGATTGATGTATCACCAGATGCGGTTGTTGATGTTCCTGGGTCTGCGTCTTTGGCTTTTAGTGTCCGCGCTTCGTATTTGCCCGCAGTAAAGTCTTTTATTACATCCTCGCCCGTGCCAACGTTTGCCCACGGTCTAGGATTCCAAGGCAGATTACCCGTCCAATCCATTGTCGGTATCATTCGCCCGTCTGTGTCTACGTCGAATTGGCAGACCTTGAACCAGTAGTCACCATCTGTGCCGCTCCCGTTTAAAGGCTCTTGAAATTGTGTTGTTGTTTGTGATGATGTTTTTTGAAGGTCTGCATAGCTGGGAGTCCCCATGTTGTCAGTCTCAACCTGTAACCAGAACTCGTCGCCGTCTGCCACCGTTACGCCCGCGCTGGTATCCATTGCCGCGCTCTCTATGGTTACATCTACGGCTGTTCCGTCTTTGTAGTGCAAGACCTGTGCGGGCGTGAATCTGGCTTTAAATACCGATCCGTCATGCCACAGGACAGGATAAAACGGAGCGAACGGAGCCGCCTTGTCTTGAATGCTTGTCGTGTGGCTGCTTTCTATGTCCTCTGCGACCAGAAGACCGCTCACGGTTGATACAGTCCACGTAGCGAGCTTGTAAACGTTTTTCCAAGGAGGTTTTGCCTCTGGGTCTGTGTCGCCCTCCTGCTGGACTATGACCTCTAGCGCGTCGCCCGCTGTAGCCGCCACGCCCTCAACCAGAAACATTTCCCAGTCTCCAGCCGTTAAGCTCTTTTTGGGTGGTTGCCATGATCCGTCTAGAGGATCTGGATTGATTATCGCCCCACCTTCAAAATGAGGAGTTGACCACTCGACGCGCCCCATTTCATGACCAGCACCGCCCTTCTTGGTTTCGCTGATTTTGACGTATAGGTTAGAGCCTTCGTTGTATATTATAGGCTCAAAAGGTGGCGTCTCGTAGACGTTGCCGTGTTCAGTGAAGGTTTCCGGCTTCCCGTTTGCAAGGGAGTTTATAGCCCTAGCTACTCTTTGCTGGTCTTTCGCTGTGTATGCGTCGCCCTTTTTGCGTGATGGTATGCGAGGAATCATTTTTAGTAGTCAAATAAATCAGCGTCTAGCGGGTCGGCTCTCAGTGTGTAGGTTCTGGAATACACCGACGAGTTTTCATCCTTGTCTTCTGTGAGGTCTGAAAAGAACCACCAACCAACATCGCCATCTACAGCACCTCCGCCCGTTGCCCATGATGGGATTGGCGGGTTACCTTCTGGAGTTCCTACCTTTTTTCCAAAGTCGTTAAGATGTTGTTGCTCCATTCCTCCTTTGTTGGTTTCTGTGATTGTCCATTCTACCTCTGGCTTGTCATATGTCCTCAAGCCTCCTTGGATCTTCCGAAACCATTTTAGCGCGTCGCCTGTTAAAACGCCTGCAAAATAATCATAATCTTTCTGCTTACCCCTTATTGTCACCCCTCCAGATGACGGGTCGCCAATTGGTCTCGCTTCGCCATTATAAAAACCAGCAATTGCACGCCGAACCGGTGTGTCTGTTACTTGTGCAAGGTAGTTTGGATGAGTCAGAATGCTGGCTTGCGTCAACACCGCACGATAAGAAAACGACAAGGATCTTTCTGTGATGCCGCTTGAATCCTCACCCTCTCCAGCTCCGCTAAACGTGCAGGAGATTTGCGTCAACCCTCCGCGCTGGTGTGAAATTCTATGAGACTTTAAGGTGATAAAGTCATACTTTATTGGGATGCTTGGGTCTAGGTCTGTAAGCTTCTTGCCCTTTTTTAGTGCGTTGACTATTGGCTCGTTAGCGTGATCAATGTATCTGCAAGTGTAAGTCTGTGAACCTGTCCACATTCCCTCACTGGACCTAGTTAATTCTAAGTCATGACTTGGGACTAATTCATTAAGCCCGATTCCGTGTATTTTGCTGCTCATGTTTTTAAGCGTAAACTCCTGTTATTCCACCGGTTGCCAGCCGCTCTAGTATGCGGTTGGTCTCTCCTGTGTTCTGTTCTATTTTTGTGTTGTCTGCGGATGATATGTTGACCTTATCAAGCACCCTTCCGAACACTCCGCCGTCGCCGTCTTTTGATCCTCCACCGACACCAAGCAATCCTTTAATGCTGAAGTCTGGCATTATGTTTTTCAGCGCGTTTGTGATTCCGTCACCTATCACTTGAGACAACCAGTTGCCAAGCTCTGCCATCTTGGATTTGATCCACTCCCACAAGCCATCCTCCTTTATTGCGTTGACGCCCTCGGCGATAAAGTTTGCTATGTCCTTAGCTATGCCTGCAACATCAATAGAATCAATTAAATCTGAAATGCTCTTAGCCTCTAATCCTGCCGCCTTGAATGCCTCAAGCACGCCTAATGCAAGCTCGGAAAACTTCCTTCCGATTGACTGCCTAATGTCAAAGATTGATTCTAGGTCTGGGCTTAATCTGCTTATTTGACCCGCAAAGCCTTTCGTGACCCCCCGCGCATCCTTCATGCCTTTCTCATAGTTGAGGAAAAAGGGTATTAGTTTCTTTCCCGCTTGCTCTCCTAGAAGCTCGTTTATTTGGAACATGGCGTCCGCGGGTCCGCGCTCCTTTTTAAGCTCTGAAAACTTCTTAGATATCAACTCTATTTGATCTACTATGTTTTTGCCTGCTATATCGTCGTAGAAGATGCCCATGTCTCGCATCGACTTTCCTGGCGTTGATTCCGGGTCGGCTAATGCTTCACCTATACGCTCTGAAATGTCGCGCATGTCGTCTGCGGCGTCTCCTAGGTCTTTGCCTGTAGCCTTTGACATTGCTTGACGCATGGCTAGGTATTCATCTTTCGCCACACCCGTAGACTGAGCCATCACGTCAAGCTCCTTGTTTAGCATGGAAAGGTTTCCTAGCTCGTTAGGGATAGCTTGCAAGCCGTTTATGACAAAACCGAAAAGATCACTTCCCATTCTGCGAGCCGCGCCGACTCCAACTTGACGAGTTGCCCTGCCTATGCCTCGTTTAAGCTTGCCGAAGCCGCCCATAATGCTGCCAAGCCCCCGCTTGACCTCTGAGCCATCAAAGCCAATCTTTATTTTTTCGCCTATCATCTTTAGAATCCTTCTATAACAACGTCCGAAAGTCTATCAAACTCCGACAATATCTCCTGTGATGGGTCGCCCGCATTGGTCCAGTCAAAGTCGCTACCATTAGCCACAGCGTCAGCGTGTAACATTTGCATAATTACAGATAATGGATAATTCCACAAAGCATCGTGAACAGAAAGCCCTATTGTATGCGCCCTAGCCGCTATTGTAGCCACTAAGCAAGGGCTTGCGGTTGGGCTTCGTCCTTTCCCAGCGGGTCAACCTCGGAGGCTTGTAGTGCCTTTATCTCGTCCATTACAACGGACTGGAAGCGCTCAATAGTGTAATCATCTCTTGTGACTGCAAACGAAGCGACGTCTTCTTTCCATTGCTCTTTCCTTGCAAGGTATGAGCCAAGTTCCGGCGGCGTTTTGGTGCAGGCTAGTAGTGCCTCTGCCATTAGCTCGCCATCGTCGGCAGATTCTTCCTCGTCTCCGCCAAACAGGGGATTACCCATCTTTCGCAGAAATGTCCTGCGGTTAGCGGATAGCGGCTTAATCTGGTTACCGTCAACCTCGAAACCTTCGAAAAGGAAGGCGCTTTCTAGTGTTTTGTTTCTGTCCATTTTTCTATTTTTCTAATTTTAAGTTTTGATTTTTACCCTTCCAGCCTAGCCAGCAACTCATTCCTTCGCCACTTCGCTAGATTTGTATCAATCGCCGCGTGCGCATTGCCTCGCGTTATCATTATTCTACGCCGTGCTTTCTGCACAACCTGCCAACAATAATCCCTGTTATAAACAAACGCGAAAATATGCGCGTTGCTTGTTTCTGGATCCTTGGCAATGAAGTCTGTAATGTCTGAAATTGACGCTGGCAAAGCCCTTACAACACCTCCCATTTCCTCGATGTAGGTGTGCGCGTAGTCGAGCCAATCACTAGATCTCGTTACAGAGTTATCCCTTCCCGCCTTAACAAAAGCCATAACCGTCGCAAAGCTGGCGTCGTTGCAATTACTTGGAGTCCGCCAAAAGTCCATAAGTCGCTCCGTGTTGTATGCGCCGTCAATGCTGACCGGGCAGATATGGAAGCGAGCATAGTTCTTGCCGTTATCTCTAAGCACAAGAGAGCAGGGGTCCACCTCTGAAAGTGGAACGCCTACGCTCATGAGTGCCGCAGTGAGGTTGATATCCCCACAGTTTAAGGTGTGTGATTTTTCCATATTTGATTATTTGGCGCTAGCTTGAGATAACTAGCGGCGAGTCAGTAGCGACAAGAGGCTTGAATTTGCCCGATAAGCTGCCAGACTCAAACCCGCGATTAGTCCTGCTGACCTCAAGAGAGGAGATGACTACACCTGCGTTAGCGTCCGAAGTGGTGAATAAGCTATCATCGTTTAGCCCCAGCGAGTCGTCGCTCTCGTTTGCAAGCGTGATTGTGTCGGCAATGTTTAAACCAATGCCAGTTCCTTTAACGGCAACGACACCATCAGCGCTAACCTCTGTTTGATCGTTGAAGTAACTAGAAGCAAATTCGCTTCCAGTGTGATCTTCTGCCCCTGCCTCCTCGACAGAGTAGGAATATCTGATGTTAGCAAGTTTTAATCCTGTGGCTGTGTCGTCGTCAACGATGCCATAACGGGGGGTCCCAAATACTGTAGCGCTCATTTTGTGTAAGTTAGTTGTCTAGGCAGCAAACGATGGATTGGTTAATCGTGCTTACGTTTCTGCCGTCTTCATCACTATTACTCTGCCCATCTGTCCGAATGTCAAACACCTTCAAGCCAGCTGTTGAGTTGAGCGTGTTAATTGCCGCCACGTCGCCTAGCAGGTCATAAAGCTGGACAACCATTGCGGCGTGTTGCTCTTGTGTTGTGCCGTCGTATTCATCTTCGCTCTTGATCGTGTGCAATGCTACATCAACGCTTAAAGGATCAAATACACCTCTAAGCGTCTCATGTTCCTCTGCTCCTTGGTCTGTAACGAATATGCAAGGGTAGTCCCTCACAGAGTCCTCCTGTGATGTGTAGACGGGTAAACCGTCGAGCAAGTCGAACGTTGCCGCGTCGGCGTCTGTAATTAGCGATTTAATCGCATCTAAAATTCTATCGGTTGTCATTTTTTCTTTTTGTTTTCTGCTTTGATTGCTTTTTTATACCACTTCAAGGTGTTTATTGCTCCGTCTCTCGCGGCTTTCCTTTTGTTTGATGTGCTTAAAACGTGGCTTTTCTTGCTGTATGGTAGCTTGTTTATGAGGTCTGCAAACGATTTAAACAGCCTCGTTCCCTCTTTGGCGCTTCCTAGCTTCACGGGCTTTCTTGAAAACTTCATCAAGCCCTTGCCTATCCTTGATGGGTTCTTGCCTTTTTGTCTCTTTGAGATTTGCTCGCCAGCATCGAGCCAGCCGTCCTTAGCCATGCCTGCTGTCGCCTTGTATTTCCTGTTTATTGCTCGCTTGAATAATGCCTCTGTGCAAACTTTGCGCTGTGCCGGTGGCAGTTTAATTGTCCTCTTGTTTGCGGCTGTTCTGTTTTGATTGATCCATCTAATCACCTCGTCCTCGCTTCTTAAGTATCTGTCGTTTGATGCGTATGAGTGTTTGCCGTTTATTTCAAAGCTGTAACCCTTGCCCGTCCTTGTCGCCTTGGCTTTACCCTTGTGCGTGAAGATGACGTTTGAACCATCTTTGAGCATGGTTTTTTTATGCATACCTGGTTTACTCCCGAATATCTGGGTGTATTTTGCCAAGTCTCTGCACGTCTGGACTCCCCATCGCTTAACCGCTTGCTCCTGCGATTCGCCGTATGACTTCGAAAGTTTCTTTAGCTTCTTAAGCATTGCCGCCTCGTCAAAGTCGGATTTCAGCACGCTGCGAGCCATTAAGACACCTCCGTTCTTGAGATTAGGTTGATCGTGATATAAGCAACTCCGCCTTCTATGTCTCCAACTCTCCAGCCTTGCCCGTCATGCACGCAAATCTTGCCAACGTATGATTTGAGCGATGATTGATAAGACGCCACAAAGTCCACCCTAGAGCAAACAAGGGTAAGTCTAGCCGATGCTTGGAAGCCGTTCATTTCCGACTCCCTGTCATGCCTCTGCTCTGCCTCTATTACCTGCACGCTATCACCTCCGCCGATTGTGAATGACGTGGTGCCTATTATGCTCTTGGCGACTGAGTAGCCAGCTTCGTTAAAGTCTGTTAATTGTGACATAGTTATAAAAAAGCCCCTCCCCGCGAAAGGGAGAGGCTAAGTTGTGTTAATTACAACGCAAATTTATTATTAGTTATTTGGATTTGGTTGTCTTTTTAACTGATTTTTTAGGTGCTGGTTTTGCAACCTTGGCGAATCGCTTGTGGCGGATTCGTCCTTGGTGCTTGTCAACAACCTCTACAACATCGAAGCCGTCTTCGGCAGTGATGGTTTTAAACTTTCTGCGGATATCCACAGGCTGACCGTCTTCGATCAGCTCCCGCTTGCCGGCTTTAGTGCCGATTAGTAATGCGTAGTTTGCCATTGTTTCGAGTTGTTAAAATTAAGCAGAGACGAGGCGCTTGATGCCTGTGCTGATGCCGGTCTCGTATCCGTAAACGGACTCGATGACGCACTTGCGAACACCGCTGTCCTCAGAATACCAGTCACGGAGTCCAAGAGTGATACCACCTTCGCCAACGAGGGCTTCTGCGCGGTTATACTTGTGACCCTCTTGTGGAGCAAGGTAACGGAAAGCGGAAGCAATGCCGTTGCCGTCGGTAGCAAATCCTACGAGGTTCTCGCCGTTAGCAGGGATTGCGTTGGACATGATGACCTTGAAACCGTGAAGCATTGGGATGTCACCGTTCTGGATGGCGTTGTAGCCGTATCCGCTGGTGTCCTTGATTGCGCCACTCTTGCGAAGTGCGGCGATGTATGAAGGGGAGAGAACCAGGTAGCGGTCGTCTTGCGCCCAGTCTGCGCTGTCGCAGTCCTCGGCAACGTCTGCAACGTCGTCCTCGTCGAATGTGCCAGCAGCACCAGTGAAGGAAGCCGCGCCGAAGTTGGCGTTGGTTACTTCGCTGAGAATGTCCTGCATGACAGTTTTAGCAAGCAGGTTGCCTTTACGGCGACCAAACTTTTCCATGCTCAATACTGAGCTATTAGCGATCTCGCTGTCGTCAAGTCCCCATGAAACATACTTAGGTTGTCCCATTGTGACCTCTACAGCGTCGGAGTCTGCATCCTGCACAGCGTATGCGCCGTGGCTGGTCTTGTCGAGTGCCGCGTCGATTGCTGAGTTATCACGCATGATGCTGACCTTCTCCCCGCGCCCTACGGCGTCAGATGAAAAGTCGGCGGTAAGTGCGGACAACGGCGCGATTGCGGTTGTGTATCCTTCTAGAACCGAACGAGAGATGATGTCGTCGTTGATCCCTGTAATTGAATTAGCCATTATTTTATTTTGGTTTTATTGTTGTTTGTAGTGATTAGCCCGCAAGTAATGCGGCTTTGTTCTCCTGCCAGAAAGCCGAAGCCTCTGCCGGGTTAGATTGTTGTAGTTTGCGATACTCAGCGTGTAAGTCGGTATTGCTCTTTGCGTTGTCCTCAAGAACGACCTTGGCTTGATGTCCCGCAGATGCTGCGAGTTCTACTGCTTTGGCGTTTGTTGATTCCTCAGATTCTGCAAGCTCTGCCTGTGTCTTCTCAAGGTCAGCGCTTACGTCTTGAAGTTGCGCGGCGGTGTTCTCTTGTGCCTCTACTGCACCTTCCTTCTGTGCTGTAAGAGTTGCGATTGCCTCGTCCTTCTCAATTAGTTGAGCGTTAGCCGCATCAAGTTGAGCCTGAACGTTCTCCAGCGTGTTATTAGCTTCCTCGCGCTCGATCTTCATGTCTTCGATCTGTGCTTTGAGTGCTTTGTTTGTTTTTAGTGCTTCCATGTTTTTATGTAAGTTATGGTTTATATAAGTTTCTATTGTGTCCGAATGTCAATTGCTGATTTAATCATGCTCTTGTAATCCTTAAGAGTTCCTTTGAAATCAATTAGACCAAGTGCGGCGGCGGCGTCTGGTTGATACCATCCTGCGCGATATACTTCCTCGTCGACGTCTGGTCTGGACTCAATCACTCTAGCGTGGAATTGGTCGCCCATATCATTGAGCTGGTTCTGCAAAAATTCGCGCTGTGAGTCAGTTGGTTCTGTTCGCATTGTGCCTTTAAGGTCTGCGCCTTCATTGGTCATCAATGTTCTTTTTGCACCCATGTTCTCATACACGCCGCTAAAGTCCCACATATCCAGAACCGTTCCGATGTTGCCCGTCATGCTTGACGGAGAGGCGGCAATGCTTTCTGCTGGTGCGATTAGGTAATAGCCCGCAGATGTAGCGTATCCTTCATTGTATGCAAATACAGGCTTGCCTGATGACTTAATGGCTTCGTATGTTTCCTCTATACCGGAGACTGTGCCTCCTGGTGTGTTGACCCTTAAAAGAATTGCTTTGACGTCCTCGTCCATATTAGCTGCTTCTATGTCCTCTCTGATTTCTTCGTATGAGGTAGAACCCATAGCAAGGTCGATAGGTGATGCGTCAGACAGCATCGGTCCGTGCAGATGCACCTCAGCGATACCATCATCGTTAGTCATCCTCTGGCGTTGTGTCATGTAGACAGAGAGCATGTCTCGTAAGACCTCTTTCTTATCGTCGCCTTGAGCGCCAACGCTTGCAATTGCTTCCTTCATTTCTGCAGGGAAACTACTCGAAATCACCTTGTTCATTCCCTCGCTGCTGATTGCCCAGAACTGGGATTTGTGTTGAATCTTGTTCATTTTGTTTGTTTTATTTATTCTTCTTGATTGTTTAGTTCTATCGCCTGTGCTTGATCGTTAGGCGTGAACATGACCAGCTCTCGCTCGTCGATCTGAACGCCAAACTCATCTTGTATCTGTGCAATCTTGAGTTTACGCTTTACAGCTTCCATTGCGCGATTGTTTAAGTGGTCGTCGTAGGTTCTGCCCTCGGCTTCCAGTAAGTCAGACATGTTTTCCTTACCTAGTCTGAATCCTTCCATCATCATTTTTGACTCCCTGCCATCATCAACGGACAGTCTCGGCGGGCGTGTAAATTCCCACGCGAAAGGGTTTTCTAAATCTGGCAATGCCCCTTGCTTGTTAGCGAATGAGTATGCGTAAGTAATTACTCTCGTAGCCCATGCATTAAGCCTCTTTTGTCTGGAAATGATTGCTTTCCTTGCTCTGAGTATCTCGCCGCGCTCTGCCGTTCCTTGTCCTGTCGGCTTCCATGTCAGCGAGTAAGACCACCTAGCACCAGATACAAATGATCTAATCATGCGGTCGTGGAAGCTAGAGAATGAGTCGCCGCCTGCCTCATGGCGCAACTGTGTAATCTTGTTACCGTTGCCTGCTTGGGCATACCATACCTGTGGCGAAATTTCTTGCGTGGTCAGACCGTCAGCGGTTGCGGGTGTGCCGAGGATATCGTTCCTTGGGTCGCCTAGTTCTGGACCGCCTGTATCGTTTTCCACAAATAGACCAATGCTTGACATTATTAACTGCCTGCTGCGCTCGTATTCTGTAGATTGTAAGATGTGCTTTAGGTCTTCAAGTGCGTGCGATGCTACAGGGAGACCGCGCCGACCGTCTGAAAGGGTAGGATCAAAGCTGTGAATTATGCTGGCTGCGTCTATGTCCTTATAGTCTGCTTTATCTTGCCCTGTGCTTACACGGTATGCAAGCGGCTTATCGTTGTCGTCGTAGATGATGCCGTAGATGATGCGACGCCCCTTGTGCGGTCCACTATTAACTGTGCATTGCTCGCCGTATTTCTTGTCTGCGTCTTTAGTGCGGACTGCGTGAGCTGGAATGTTCTTGATCCTTGGAAACTTGCCGGTCTCGTCCGTGGTCAACAGCGTGAAGTGATCGCCCCTAACGTCAATCTCGTAGCTGACCGACTCCAGGTTCTCCCACCAGTCCCAAGATTGCCCGCGAAGGTCTAGCGATTTAAAGAATGAGTTCGTGAGCCATGACTCCACCTCGCCCCCCTGCTCTCTGTCCTCGCCCTTGTAGGTTGGCAACCATGCAACACCGACCGAGTATGAAGCCTTTTGATCGACTACAGACTTGAACGGTCCCATGTTTAGGAATAGCCGCTGAGATAGCGCTACCACTACATCCCTATCCCTCTCAGAGATAAGGTCGTCTAAAGATTTGTTTTGAAGCTGAAACTGTGGTCCTCTGTATCTAGACTGAGAGGATCCGTGAATCAGTTTGTTGGTGCTTGTGACAGGATTTGAGTTGGCGTCGAGGATCATTAGAATATTGGGCGTGTTCTGGTTGTTGCTACTGCGTTGTTATCATACATCTTGACCACTAGAGAAAGGATCTCCAGCCTGTCGTGGTTTGAAATGGTTCTGTTTCCAGACATGCTCTGACCGTTTACCGTGCTGCTCGTTAGCTCAAACGACTTCGACGGGTCTATGGCAATTGATAATGCAAGCGCTTTCTGCTCTGTTCTAATCTGCACTTCCGCCGCTTTGTCTGTGGCTAATGCTGTGTAGATTGATCTCGCCGTGTTGAATATCGAAGTCACGAAAGCTATCACCGCGCACAGTTGTCCGAATGTCAAACAATGCTTCATGTGCTAGTCTCCAAAGATTCCCCAGACAAGAGCGGCTGCAACGTTGTAGACCTCGCAATCCCATAGATGGTTTTGTCTGCTCTTTTGTTCCCAGTAACCAACTATGTTTTTACTTTTTCCGTGTGGTCCTTCCTTTCTGACTTCTGCTCTCATGTGGTTTCTGTAAACCTTGGACACGTCGGGCGCAATAGTCCACTCAAGACCGCCCCCGTTCATCAGACGCCACAAAACATCCTTAATCGGGTTGGTTGCTATCTCGATATAGCGGCATCGTGAACCGTCATCGCCAACTGTGTATTTCGTCCGCGAATACAGGCGCTCTTCCATTGCGCCTCCTTTAATCGGGTGCTGATAGCTTCTCACCTGTCCGTTACCACGTATTCCCCACCAACCGTTTCTGGCACACAGCTCTGCGGTTTTAGACCACTCAAAGCCGATGTCAACAAACACATGATGATTTTCAACGCCATACTGCTCTTGTAGCTCCCTCATGCGGATCTCGTCGCTTGTTGACGGTATGTAACCTTCCCATAGAAGTTCACTTGACTTGCCGCCACTCCACGCCCTAATAGCACCCCAGAAATGGTCGCCTCCTTTGTCGCAGGTAAAGAAACGGACGCTTTCGTCTGGTATCTTCTCTTTCGGGTCACGGTCTTTGATTGCTGAGTGTGAAACCTTCATTTCGTTTCTCTCGATGCCGAGGTCGTCGCTCCACGGGATGCAGTCGTCGGCTTGCAGCATCTGACGGTATGCTGTAACGTCTCCGATGTCTAGCTTACGCTTGGCTTCTAGTAGCTTTAAGACGTAGTTCTTCCAAGGTATCCACCAGATGCCCAGACGATGCATTCTAAAGCCTCTGTGGTCATCCAAGCCCGTATCACTCTCCGCGATATATTCCGCGCTGTTGGTTAAGTCTCGGCGCTCCTGTGGCGTGTCCTTGTAGACCTCTCCGCACAATGGACAGACAACTCTTGCTGTATCTGCTGTAGCTTGGAAGTCTATCCCGTCTCCAATCTTGGCAACGTCATAGGCAACGACAGATCTATCGTATTTAACAAAGTCTCCGCATCCTCGGCATTTAAACGACCATGAAGCCTTATCTGTCTTGTTCCATTCTACGTCTAGATCATCCTCTGTGTAGCCTGCTTGGGAGACAAGAAAAACCTTTCTGTTCCACCGGTCATGGTGCCGCTTCATGAAGTAGCCAACAAGCCCCGCCTTCCATTGCCAGACCTCGTCGGCGTATAGATAACGACAAGACTTCTCTTGAAACGAGGAGATGTTAGCGCCACTGGCGACAAGCGGCATATGAGGAAATAGAATTTCAGTTGACCTCGATTTGTGCCTGTCAGATGACCATAGCTTGTCAATGTGCTTGCAACTCTTGAGCGCTGGTATGAGCCTTGTTTCCGCCCAAAACTTCGCCGTTGCGTCTGTCTGCGATGCGTAAAGAAAGCTGCCAGGATTCTCTGACACTACCCAAGGAATATACCCCTCCGCCATTGTCGACTTACCGCAACCAGTCGGAGCTAGAAACACAATGTTTCGAGTGCGTGCGTCTGCTCCACACTCCATCGGTGCGCGTAGCCAAGGTGTCTGCTTAATATCGAATCGGCTAGACCTTTCCGAGCCTTGGAGCTGAACGTTCTTACTTGCCCAGTCTGGCGGGCTTAGTTTTGATGGTGGTCTTATGCCTAGTCTGAATGCGTCGCTCATCGATTTTCTTGGTTTTGAATATGTTGTCGTAGTTGCTGCGAAACTTTTCCAAGTCCGCTCCTTTTCTTAGCTTGTCTCCTTTTCCTGCGCTCATGGTCTTTCTTTTCCTTTCCAAAATTCACTTTGTTTCTCTGCTAGCATGGCGGCAATCTCTGCCCATCTCTTAGCCATTACTTCCTGCATGTCTGGTTCTGATAAGCCCGTCAGTTCTGGCGCCCAGTCGTTTACAATCTTAGCCCCCGCCGCACCCACCGCAGCGCCTATCCTTGTGTCACGCTCGTTAATTTCATCAAGAGGAATCAGTTTGCCTTGTTCTTTTTCAACCTTGATTGTCTTCTGTAACAGCGTCGCCTTGGAGTCTAGAATCTTTAGGTCGTCGATGTTGGTTGCCCTCATTCCAGCCGCGCGGATCTGGTCAACGGTCATCCCTTCGTCGATCGAGTTAGCGGCACCCTTTGAAAGCTCCGCACCGGGTTTGATTCTGTGTCGTTTTTTAGCCAGTTCAGCCTTAACGATTTTGTCGTCATAGACGTTCACGCCCTTTGAAGACAGCTTCTTTACGACATCAATCGTGATCCCGTGATGCTTTGCAATCTCTCTGTGTGTCCTTGCCATTTTAGTATTTGTTGAGTCTCAATAACGGTGCCATAACTGCAAGTTAGTTGCATAAAAAAGTATCGGGAGACCGT